CCAGCCACTCATCACGACGACAGTCTTCATCAGGAAGCTGACGGTTAGCCAGAAGAGTGAGTTCACGATCAGTCAGATCGCGCCAAGCAAGACAAGGAACGTCCACAACGAACGCGCTTTGGTTATGCTGAGTGCGGTTCCACATCGGATGAGTCTTGAGAACCAACTCACCCCACGGACTTGTCCAGCGAGTGATCGCCATGCCGTAGGAGTCTTCCTTGGTCTGCAAATTGCGAGTCGTGATCGACTGCGCTTTGCAATACTTCTGGAAGATGCTCATGAAGCCGTTGCCGCACTGGATGAGTTTTTCAGACGCCCCAGGAAGCTGGTCCATAAACGCGCGTTCCATGATGATCTCGAACTGCTCGATTGTCATCGCGCCGTTGATCTTGATGATGCGCTTGTCGTTGTTGGTTTCCCAAGCGGTGGATGTGATGTCAGTGCCACCTGGGCGGTAGTCAAAAGCACCACCGTTACCAGTGTTGCCCTTTTCCCACTGCTCCAAGAACCACAGCAAACCGCCGGTGAAGCGACGCGGAACGGTCTTGCCACGTTGGTTCGTCACTTGGTCGATCTTGCGCACGCCGAAATACAACGAGCCTTCCATAGCTTCGCAGATACGGAACATGTTCTGGCGAGCCATTGTTTTGTAATGACCCGTTTCGTCCCATTCCATACCGGCTTTGAGGGCTGTGCCAGTGCTATCAAACGCTTCACGGTAGATCTGAGTGTAGTTCTCAGGTTCAATCGGAAGCTCAAGACCGCCGGAGCGGGAGGTATCACCTTCTGGAGCTGCTTTGCCAATGAGTACAACATCAATGCTGTTGGCATCAGTGTCATTGCTCACGCTTGCCACGGTAACCAGAGCGAGAACTTTTAGTCGTGTGGTAGACCCACTGACAACTTCAGTCACGACGCCCTTGAGCTCAAGGTAAGCACTCGCGGCGGCGTTTGGCACGCGACGAAGCCAGATCACATCGTCCACGCGGAAGCGCGTGTTGGAGGAGACATAGACGTTGTATTCTGTGTTCTCCGTCCAAGTGAACCCAGCAGCGGCGACCGACGCGGAGTTAGCGGCATTCGCAAACGGGCCGTCGCCACCAGCAGCGATTGCGCCGGAAGTGATAGTTACGCTTGAAACCGGAGTTTGACGACCTTCATACCAGTCGAACTTTGGCTTGTCGGTGTCGTTTTTGTCCATCAAGGACAACAGGTAGAGAAGAGGCGTATTGCCCCACGGGTATTTCCAGAAGATTTTGCGCAGTGCGCGAGCGGAGTAGCTAGTCTCCAAATCTGCTGAGCTGATTTGATTGAAGAGTGACATTGAGTTTGTATTTGTTACTGACGTTATTAAAGGTCAAAACTAGCTGCGCCATACTTCTGCACTGGACCTGGATTCCCTTGCCCCTGCTTAGAAGTTCTGAACGAGCCAGCTTGACGAGTGTGACCTGGCGCTTGTTGTTGTTTCAACGCGAAATCAGGTAGAATCTTCCGAATCACCTTCTTCGCACGTTGTGCAACGGTTTTGTAAATCTGTTCCGGTTGAAGCCCTTTAGCGCTGAATCCCTCAGCTGTAAGCTCCGCCATTGCCTGCCCGACTGCCGCGCTGTATTTTTTCAACGCGGGATAAGCACGAGTCAGGTTGTTTTGAAAGACAGTCTCCCGTTGCTGTCTTTGCTGTTCAGCAAACTGCTGCTGCATTGCAAGCAGAGGCTGCAGTTGATGCTGCAAGAGATGTTGTGTGGTCGTCATCGCATAGCGATAAGTTCCATCTTGAAGCTGTTGCAAAGCTTCTGCCATCTCCTTGGGAGTGATCTCAGGGTTTCTGAGCCGAGCAATCAGTTCCTCTGTCACCGTAGGGCGACCAAGGCGCTTTTGAATCTCATCCTCCGTGAGGGGTGTTTGACCCGGTTGCTGTCCCTGCTGCAAAGAGCGCGCAGTAACTTCCGCAATCTGACGCACAAGGGCGTCTTGGTCAAGTTGAGGAGCCTGACGCTTTTGCTTTGGGGCACCACCCGCAGGCGTTGCTGGAGCCAAATCATCGTCGTCATCATCGTCATCATCGCCCGAAAACGACTCATCGTCGTCGCCGTCTGCAGCACCGTCACCGGCACCACCATCACTGCTCGAGGCAGCTGCGCCGTCACCCTGTGGGGAGAAGCTCGCAAATTCATCGTCTTGAGGCTCATTAAAGCCCAAGCGATTAATCAAAGACCAATTAATCTTCATTTGTTGTTTGTGTTTTTTCTTGTGTTTCTTCGAGCTTTAATTGCTCAAAGCGTTCTTTCGCGTCTAGCTTTTCATTGTCCAGCCACGAAAGTAAAACTTGGTATTCCTCGGCCACGCCAAACATGCGCTCTCTGGCTAAGATGCCTTCCACACTCGTTGGGCTCACGAATATGCTGGCTAAAATGGCTTCATGCTGGCTCTTGATATAAGCCTTTAGCTCTCCGTAAATGTCATTGACCGACAGTTCTTCGAGAGCCTTTAAGCGGCGGGCGTAGTCTTTGCTGTTTGGAGGGTCGATGGGGGCTTCGTCGGTCATGGAAGGGCGGGTGGAAGGTTAGGATCGACGGGAGGAAGCGCGGGGATGCCTGGAGGCGGCATACCGGGTTGCGCTTTTGTTTTGAATCGGGAGAGGTTCTTCACACCACGGAGCGCGTAGATTTCCTTAAGCATGGCGGGGAGGTCAAGTTGCATGCTGGCAGCGACTTCGGGGTTGGAAACGAGGCCGAGGAAGAGCTCTTGGAGGGACTGGGCGACGTAGTTGCGCTCGGATTCGATGGTAGCGTCGTAGGTGAAGAAGTCCTCGGAAGAGTAGAGTTCGTAAGGATTGGTAGGGTGGAAGGTGTCGTAGAACTGTTCGGCTTTCTCAGGCCCGACGATCTTAGAGAATGTCGTGAAGGACATGTCTTGACGGCAGGAAAGGAGGAGTTTGCGACCCAAAGAAGCAAGTCCGCCATACCAGCAGGAGGCTCCAATGAGCTTCATTCGTGCGGAAGCGCCTGCGTTTGCTGTGCGGTTCTCGGTTGCGGAGCGGCGGCCAGGCGCGAAGGCTCCCATAGAGTTTTCGTTTACTCCGGAAACCATGTAGAGGATACGGATTAGGGCCTCGGAGTCGTTGAAGTGGGAGGCGGTAGGGTCGGTTGTGCGGAGTTGTTCGATGAAACGGGAAGTGCCCATGCGTGGGGCGCTCTTTTTGAGGAGGATGAACGGGCTATTGGTGTTCAATGTGGACATGTCCACGTGCTGCTGATCAACAACAAGACGGCCGTCGATATTGCGACGGACAGAAGCAACGCGTGCGTTAATGAGCCAGGTGATGACTTCCTGAATTGGGTCGATCAGCTTTGAGAGCGAATCAGAAAGATCCGCGTGCTGGTCAGGGAGGAGCTGAAGAATGTCATATTGGAACTCGTTCGCGGGGGAGTTGAGCGGCTGGAGACCGATAATCCGATTGTCGTTCGCGTAGGTAATAACCCAGATCTCTTCATCTTCGGAATCACCCAGCCCGTGCTCGGAAGGAACGAGGCGATACTGGACAGAAGTGCGAGCAACCATACGATCACCCTTGGGTTGCTTGCCGGTGAAGTTAGCAGGCTCAACGCCATCAAGGCGGTTCTCGAGCTTACCGCCACGAGCTTTCCAGAGTTCTGCGTCAAACTCCTGGATGTGCTTTGTGCCAGCGAGGAAGCCCTGCTTGTCGAGGCGTTTAAGGTCCTTAAGGTTCACCGACTGCTCATCAGCGGCGAAGCGTCCTTCTTTCCAGCGTGTGATTGGAACGCGGGTGTCGTAGAAGAAGTGATAGGGTGAGATGTTTTCGATCTTACAACCTTCTTTGAGGATGACTTCTTCCTCAGCACTTTCCTCTTCCTGTGGAATCGTAAGGTCGGTGGGGTCAAAGAGGAACGAGATGTCCTGCTCAGTGGACTTGTTCTCAACGAAGATAGATTCATATTCCCAACTGGTCTTGAGGACACCCAAGGAAAAGCGAACCATATCTAAAAGGGCTTCGACCAACCGCATGTGGTAGTTTGTTTGGCGAACTTCACGGTCGATGATGGCTTGAGCGGCCTCACGGAGTTCAAAGTCCTCATTCCCTGTTGCGGAGAGTTCAAAGACGCTATCTTTTGAGGTAAGGGAGATAAAGAGGAAGGTGACAAGCGTGTTGCACTGGGCGTAAGTAAGGGGAACCACCATCTTGGCGGGTTCTCCCTTTTGCTTAGCGCGAGCATCTGCGGTGTCCGTGGCTTTCTTGCGCTTGTAAGTCGCCAGGCTCTTGTCCCAAGCGGTGAAATTGCTTGCAATGAATGTGCGTGAGTTATTCACCACGCCAACAACTTCGTCAAGAAGCTCTTGGATGTTATCTGGATGCTCTTCTTGTTCGAGCATTTCGATGATTTCAGGTGTCATTGGGAGAAGGAGTTCAAGTCGCCGTCGCTAAACGGAGTGAGGTCGAGTTCTTTATCGGAGGCGCGGGAGGGCTTTTCAGTGAGCGGTTCACTGTCGGGAGAAACCCACTCTAGGCCGTGAGAAACCGCCCTATAGAAACACTCCATCATATGATCGTCTTTATCAACTGGTTTTTCCTTTTCTTTCTGCCAAGTGTAGAGGAAGAACTCTCGAATGGTTTCGGTGCAGGAAGAACAAAAACGAATAAGCCCTAGTTCAACAGAGCGCCCGGAAATGGTGTAGGTGCGGGTGGTTTCGAGCGCTTGGCGGGCCTTTTGAATCCCGGTTTTAAGTTCCTTTGTAGCGCGTTGGACGTTGATGCCGTAGGAGTAAAAGATGTCTGCAAGGCACGAGCCGTCAACAGGGTTCGGGATAAACGCGCTCTGGTCGATGACACAGAGATAAGGTTGTCTCCCATCTAGGATTTCCAGAATAGCCTCGCAGAACGTGTTGATGTAGCAGTCGGCAAAGATTTCCTGCCAGCAAAAAGCCTCACCTGTCGGAGCGGTTGCCCAAAACTGGGCGGTTTGCTCCGTCCTCACATGGGTATCGATAACAACGCGAATAGTATAGTCCTCTGGTGGGTCGTCAAAATCCTTCCAACCAATTGGAAGCTTATCATACACGTGTTTCTCCATTGCGAAGTTCCCATAGACAAGGCCAGTAGAAGCTTTTGGGATGCCGTGAATTCGCGCTTGGCGGTCTTTAATATTCAGACTATTTGCATACGCGTCAATGTTTTCCTTTTCTAACGTGGTGTTATCGTAAGTCGACCCCGTCATTACCCACCTTTCAGGGAAGTCGTCATGCGTTTGGCCAAGCTCGAAGCTCTTGCGCATCTTACTAGCAGGGAGGAAGTACTCGTTAAT